GTGAGTGAGGAGATGGACTGGGATGCGCCGACATTCGGGGTCGATTGTTCGTGGACGATATACCCTCCGAGAAGGCTTGAAATGGCGATAAGAGCGGTTAAGACGTAGTTCATGAGCGATTGGGTAATGAATAAGTTGAAGCGTTCCTAGCGGTCAAATTGGGGTCTTGGATAGGGTTCTCAAGTAGTATCTCGGTGCCGTCTTCTGTGGTCAGCGCAAAACCGTCCTCTTTGAGCAGGACACCTGTGTTCAGTGTAGGTAAAACAAAAGTTGATGTGTTTCTATCTGGGAGCATATTATCTTCCTGACCCTGCACTACGCATGGTCATACGGTTATCAAAATTATCGTCAATTTTTGCATAATCAAGTTTCAAGCGTTGGATACCTGACTCAAAATCACCGGGAATATCATCTCTACCTGAGGAATACTGACGAGAAAGGGCTGGGTCTATTGGTTTCATGAACATTGCTGAGGCGTAAATCGCAAGGAGTGGGTGATGAATTGCGAGAAACCCTGCTTGCTTGGTTGTGTCGCCTGAAACAAAGTAACTGGGGATACGCTGAAATTCGACATGGAACACGGAATGAGCAGCGACAAATTCCGCAGAGAGCGGACGATCAAAGAAGATAGATTTACCCTGAATCCGATATGCCGTGGGGAAGCCTGAGTTTCCCGAGAGTGCTTCGTCATTATCCATCGGTCTGAGATAGACTCGTTCGTTGTCCACTTCGTAATAAATTCCGTTTATACGCTGTAATGTGTTTACATTCGCGCCAGTAGAAGCGACAGGAATTGTGTAATCTTGCTGGTCTGCAACAGTCGTAATTGGAGCGTCGGGGATGGTCGTGTAGTTGTAATCATCCTGTTTTGCGTTCTTATTCACTTGAAGGATGTTGTGCCACACTACACCGAGTCCCATGTTGATATAGGATGTGAACTGTTGTAGAAGTGGCGTATTTCCTGAAATTCCAGTACGCCCCATTTTGCAAAGGTCTTCGCATAACTGAATCAATCCTGAATTATCGCTTGTTTTGTTAAAATCCATATTGAGTTATTTTAGTAATTTAAATCCATATGTATCGGTTGTTCTATGACATTGCACGCATAATGTTCTGCCGTTATCTATTGCAAATCTTAATTCTGGGTATTTAGAAAATGGTTTTATGTGGTCTGCGTGAAGAACTACAGATAATCCAATTCTCGATTTTGTACCACACCAAACACAAGTGTAGTTGTCTCGCTTAAAAACAGTTTCTCTCCACAATCTATATTCAAGTGAATGTCTAATTTTTTCATTTATTGTAGATATCCCCCCCTTCCAAGCATAATGTTTATCTCCCGAAATTTGTGGGAATTTTTTACCCCTTCTTGAACTAGGTTGTCCCTTTTTAAATCGTGTCTTTTCCCCATTCTTAATTCCAGTCATATTTCCCTTATTTTGCTGACCTATTTTCTTTTTTGTTTCCTCCGACATTGGTCCGCGTTTTTTCCCACTAACAGAAATACTAAAACATTTTTGTCCACAGTATTTCTGTTTGGCAAAGGTACGCTTACTGGTTGAGTATGCTTTCTTAAATTCTTTTTTACATTGTAAGCAAATTTTTTTCATATAGGTTCAGTAGCAAAAATCGCCCAGATGCCCTATTTCCAATGTGGGGTCGCACCAAATGTCGTACCCATGTTTCTTCGCTTGTTCACAGAAATATCCATCCTCTCCCTTCGTAATTTGTCCGTTTTCGTCCGTAATAAACTTAAACCACGGTCTTGGAAGTTTCTCAAAGATTTTCATATCAATAAGCATGACACCAGTACCGACAAAGTATGCCTTAAATAGTGACGTGGGGATTTTCATTCTATGAGGAGAGGTACGATCGGGATGTAAATAGTTTCCTTCTTCATCCATAAGACCAACCGTTGGAGATTTAGGAAGCACGCGGGAGTTTGATGCAACACCAACAATCTCTTTTCCATGAGCCATAAGCCGTTCAATCGTGTCGCTTGGGAGTGTCATGTCATCATCAACAAAAAGGAGAAAATCTGAACCATTCTTGAGTGCTTGAAACACACAATAGTTTCTATTCTCTGCGGTGGTATATCCCTCAGTCGCAACAACAACATGTACGTCATGTTCCGTATGTGCGACAAGTTCAAGAAGCGACAAAAGCGTCTTTGATTTCACCATCCTATTTGTACATATCGCAAGTGTGATTTTCATATTATTTGCTCATCCCCATCCCCGTAAAGGGACGGAGGGAACGAACAATTATGCTACGTTCACATCGAACAGAGTCGGCTTGTGCTTGGTCGGAACCAACACACCGATGTCGATACGGGAAACGATACCAACACCTGACTGCATGTTCGGGTCTTCGGTCACAACGGTCTTTCCGTATGTCGAGCGAAGGATACCAAGCTTCATGATCTTCTTCACACCCGCAAAGACGTGTCCAGCGGTGAAGTCATTCGACTGGTAGTGATATGCACCCATGTAGTAGTATCCGCCTGCCGAATCAAGACCATTCTTGAGGGCCTGGTCAGCGGTCTGGAAACCATTTGCCTGAACAAACTGCTCAATAAGCTCGAAGTCAGCGGGGCGCCACACGAAGAAGATACCGTTTCGGTCTGCAAGGCTCTTTCCGTTCGCCTTCACGATTTCGCGCTTCACACCACGGATGATGTCGTCGATATTCGATGACGAAACAGTAATTGCGCCTGAACCAAGTCCGATAGCTCCTGCTCCGACGTCTCCGACGTCAGTCCAAGAAGCGTGCTGTGCAAGAACATAGGATTCGATACGCTCCGCCATCTGTGCCGCTTGCTGTTCTGCAATCGTCATCTGAGAGACGAGAGGCATCTGTGCCAAGTCTGCACGGTCAATGAAGACAGGCTCCATGTACTTCTGCGAGATATCCAACGCCTCAGTCGTCAAAGCGAAATCAGAGAAGGTATATGCAGTTCCACGGGTTCCGGTCGTCACGGACGGTTCCGTAGACATATAGGGCACATTGAAAATCTTTGTGTCCGAGTAGATAACGTCGAGAACCTCACGCCAACAGGTAGGATGGTCGAGACGCTCTTGGAGCTTGGTCATCCATTCCTCAGGATAAACGCCAGTGTTGTAAGTATTTGCCATAAATGATATTTATAGCCAGATTCTTTAGTACGTTTTGTTGCTGTCTTTAGCAAGTCTCGCATTGAGGACTGCTTTCTTCATCTCCTTTGGAACATCAGAGAATGGTTTACCTAACCAATACTCAACGCTCGATGTAGATGATTGTGTCCCTCGTTTGCTTGATGGGGGAATTGCGGTCTTTGATTCCTTGTTCTTGCGAAGTTTATCGAGTTTAGCTTGGAAGATTTCATCCTCAACAATAGTGTCGAGATCATCTCCCGTACGCTCTGCCCAAGTTTTCACAAGGTCAATTTCCTCTTGTCCGTTAATTCCCGATGCTTTCAGAAATGCTTTCTCTCCGTAGTCAAAACCTGACTTTTTACTAATAGGCTCGTCAGTTTCGCCAAGTTCTTTCTTAACTTTCTTTAATTGGCGTTCCAAACGTGCCTTTCTTTGCTGTGGAGTCTCTTTTGGTTTCTCCTCAACAGTTGTAGTGGTGTCTTCTGTATCCTCGGTTTGTTCCGATTCCACATCGTCTACCTCAGGGGCTTCTACAATGACCTCAGTTTCATTTTCCATGAAATGATAAGTTAGTATTCACTTTGTGAAAGTGAGAAATGATAAATCAGTTTTGGGGAATACTGAAAACCCGAGAACCTTGCGGCGCTCGGGTGAAACAGGAAGAGGAAACTACTACATAACCCCTTCCGGCTTCGATCGAGAGCCGCAAGATTTGTAGTAGTTTTAGAAGTTGTCAAAGAATACTAGTCTGCTGGGATTGTCTCATCAACTGCACACACCACGTCGCTGTTTGCCTTTCGGAAACAAGTCAAGAACGCAAAGTCTGTGATATTGATAACTACATTCTGTCCGTCCGGCTCTTGAAGGTCTACGCCAGTACCTGCCGCGATGGTCGTGGTAGTTGCAGCAGCGAGAAACGGATTCTCAATAACCCATGTTCGATATGCCCCAGCCCTATTTGGAAGCGGGAATGTCGTCGAAGCAGGAAGAGTTGCTGTCAATGCTGGCATCGTAGTTGATGCAGTAAAGGTAATCACCTTTGCTTTTGCCAACTGTGCGTTGGTAAGCGTAACAGCACCACTCGTCGGAGTTACAGTTACAGAGTTGCCTCCGTCCGTAAGACCTTCGTAGAAATACATGTGATTAAACACCTCAGGTCCTACAACTGCACCAACAGTCTTTTCTACAATCGTTGTTCCATTCAACGGAAAGTTCACACCAATGATAAGGGTGAGAACAATTCCTGAAACTAACAATACATCTTTCAATTTCATATGCTTATATAATTACTAATTATTTCTTTTTCTCGACCTTTTCTACCTTCTTTCCTTTCTTCGCCCCCTTTTCTACCTTTTCGCCGTAGATCTTATCTTTCAGCGATGATAATTTCTTAATCATGTTGCTAGTATAGCATTTTTTACGAATAAATAATAGACGTTAATTTCTGAACTTTACCGTTGTGGTCGGCATTGTTCCTGAAACCAAATCTATATACAATCCCGTCGAAAATGTGACATCGTATCCTGTGTAATCACCGGCTGCAAGTGACGCAGGAAGTGAAGTGATGAGAATTGAACTCGTCGCCTTGTTCCCCGTACGTTTTGTAATGTCGGTTGTCGTAGCGTCGTAGAAATTCACGATTCCAGCAGTAGCTCCCGTGACTATGAAACCTCCAAAAGAACCAGAACCCGTTTTAATGAGTGCGTCCCCAGTAATGGTTGTCCCATATGCTGTACTTGCGGCAGTGGTTGTTGAAAGGTAGTCATTTCCCATGATAGTGCTACCAAGAGCAACCTTTGTATTGTTCTCAAAAACGAGAGCAAGTGCAAACGCCGTAACGATCATGGACATGATAATTGCGGGAAGAACCAATTTTGATTGTGCTGTTTTCATATGATTTTATATGTTAATAGTTATCGACCCTTATTTCCTGTGCTCGGAACAATCTCGACAGGAGTGACAAATGATTCGATATCCTGGAAAGCTCCCTCCACGATCATGACCGCTTCATAATTCACTGCAAGTTTATCTGCGAGTTCAGCTCGTGGCGTGCTTTTAACGATATTCCAAGCAAAGTTTCTATTCGCTTCAGGTGCTTTCCCTTTTTCCATGATTCCGTTGTAGTACATATCAAACAGTAAAACCTTTTTAAGCGCGGAAACCGCTTCTTTACAGTTCGCGATTCGCTCAAGTTCACTCTGCTCCTTCTCTGATAAAACTTCGACTAATTTCGGATTTCGCATATTTTATTGGTTAGTTTGTAATGCGGGTAATTCTTGAGTTGCTGGTTGTGTGGGTTGTTCAGTTTGCATCTTATCAATCCCAGTGAAGTCTGCCGGTGACATGCCCGAAAATTCAAGCATTTCATTGAACGTCTTCGCCATACCGGGAATCTGAAGTACTTTAATGAATCCATCGGGGTTTGAAAATGCAAAACGAAAGATATTTGTCATGCGTTCCACCATCCGAGCCATATCTTTTTGCTTTCCCTTGATGTTGATTTTCACGCGAACAGGCTTTTTATTAAATTCTCCCTTCATGATCTCAATGAATTTTGAGTTTCCTTCTTGGGTAAATCTCGTCTTGAAATCAGAGATAAATGCTTCTTGTTCTCCTTCCTGGAAATCTCCTCCATTAAGGACTTTTTCTTTTGCGTATTCATTCCATTTCGCAACCGCAAGTCTATCTGCAACATACTTGAGATCATCGAGGTCGAGTTCGGTTAAGAATGTTTTTCCATTCGCTATATCCTTCATCATGTTTGGAATAGACACTTCGTCATACAGTTCACCAATGAAAGTCGCAAACTTCCCCATACGGAACTCATGAAGCCCCATTGATTGGTCTGTAACAAGTTCCTGAAGCTTAAACGGTGTTCCTGCGGTGGGATTTTGTCCAAACAATGCTTCCGTAGCTCCTCCGACCTTCGCGGCGTATTCCTCTAAACGTGAGATGTCATTCTCAAACAGATTGAGATTCGTCGCATTGAGTGGCATCTGCTCGAATGTCGTCCCTGAGGTGTGCTCAACAATTGAAAGTGTATCAAGTCCTTTTAGTCCCTTCGGGTGTTTGGTCGCAACCATCGGGTCTGTAGTCCGAATGATAACCTTTGATGCAGAGTCCAAGAGTTCCTTAACTCTTAATCTATCATAAGTCGTCCACACTTGCGCTTCGGTCAACTCTTCAACACCACCATAACCCAATGCGCGATTATATATCTTGTCTGCACGGAAATGGAACGGTGACTTATCAAGAGAACCTCGGAAAAGGGTAATTCCGTTTGATTTGTTGTTTCCACCATAGAAACACACCATGTGTACTTGGCGGGTATATTTGACCTTCTTCCAATCAACTACAGATTCTCCCTTTTCCCACTCCGACGGGAACATGCCGTGTACTTCATAGACTTCGATATATTTACTCGGAGTCTTGTTTTCCTCGAGATTGTTCGTGGTCTTTTCATTTGAAGCAAGGTAAATAACCTCTTGAAGTGTAGTTCCAAACTTTCCCCAACCACGTGATTCCATTTCAAGGAGTTGATCAACGGAAAAATTGTGTCTGATTCCGAGCGCACCGGAAAGCACATCTGTTTGGTCACAAAATGCAATAGATTCCCACGGAACAAGCTCGGGGAATTTGTTTCCCTCCACTTCTTTCACCAATACTCCACCAACATCTATATCTTCCTCAGAAGCAGAGTCGATGAATGTATCAACATGGTTCTCTTTTGCCCAGTATTCGTGATATTTGCGCAAAATTAATGACATCCAGTAATAGTCCTTATCATCCACATAGAGTTCAATATCCTTCACGTCAAATCCCTCCGTGCGATAGCGAAGACGCAAAATTGGTAAAATGATGTTCTTTATCGGAGTGTTGCGCACATCCCCTTCTTTGAGTTGCCCGTATTTATACGTCGTTCGGTCAATGATGTGCTGGCGCATGTTCCAGTCCCAGTTCTCATTAACTGCGATAGGAAGCTTAAATGCTTCCTCTTCTTTCTTTACAAGCTGAAAAATATCTTGGTGAAGTTCCATGGTTATATCTTTTCAAATAATTTGAGCCACGCGGAACGAGTAGGACCGTGTGTCATGAGACGTTTGAGTGCAGTCATTCCAATCACTTTTGAAATATGAACATCACCGCGGCGGATAATCATAACTGCGGACTTATAGATTTTCGTCGGCTTATCAAGGTTCTCGAACGCCTCATAGATATCCTTTCCCTTTCCAACAAATTGCTCGCGTCCATACTCCAAGCAGAGATGTACAAGATCGTCCTTTTTAGTCGAAGTTTTCTTCATATTGGGTGTATTATATCATAAAATAATAAAACAATCATCTTGCGGGATTCTTTGGTTCTCGTGTGTCAATAATAAACGGCATTTGTTCCATGAGTTCTTTACGAGCAAGGATCGGAACAAGTGAAGTCATCGCGTACCGTGCTCCGTCCATGTGATGGTCAAAACCCGGCTCAGGTTCATTCAGTACCCTTCCATCCTTGTCCTCAATGAAGAGATAATTCATGTATTCCTTAATGATATTCAATGAGCGTTTTGTGACGCTTATTTGCTGATTCTGAATGGTTTGGATACCAAAGAATACAGAGTCTTTCCCTTTCACTGCTGGTTGAATGTTCACCCCATACATGCGTAACTCATCAATACTTTTCGGCTCCGCACAGTCTGCGATCACAAGAGTTTTATTCCTTGGAAGGTTCAAGAGAATATCCGCAATCTGTTTATTGCTTAATCCCTTTTGATACACTTCTTCATCAAAGATATATCCTCCGTTGTAGTAGTAAATGCGGCCAATCGCTGTAGGGTCGTTCGTGTATCCAAAATCTAACCACGTCCTTTCTAGTCTCGCCTCATGTGGTACTGTTTCAATAAAAGCCCAATCTCGATAGATTTTACGCTCTAAACTATTCGGTTCTCCAAGCCATTTATGTTTATACAATGACGGTCTACGAGCTTTGTCATCTTCCATTTCAAGACGAATGACCTCCGGCATCATGTCGTACTTGAGCGCGATATCATAATTCACATTTATGATAAGCGTATTCGGTCTTCCATCAATCACAAGGCGCTGATGCACTGGGTCATCCTCAAGGAGACGATTGTATGTGTAAATGATCTTTGAACCTTCCTTGCGAACCGTCGGTGTTAGAATTTCAAGTGATTCTTTAGATATTGTCTGCGCTTCTTCAACCCACGCAATATCAATCCCTTCAGTTGACTTCACACTTTGCTCGTTGTTGTGCAATCCCTTAAACAGAAAATCTGAACCATTCAACGTATTAATGATTGAGTTATTTGTTACCTGGAAATCATGTAACTCATACTGGCGAATGAGATCAGCAAGAAGTTGATGCGATGAGTCGGCAATAGAGTTTTGAAACTCACGAAAACAAGCAATGCGGGTCTTTTTTAATCTCGCTTGAATGAGGAGATACCGAGCAACTGTATGAGACTTTAATGAAAATCTACCGCCATAGATTGCGGCTTCACGCCAATCATCTTTGAAAAGCGGCTTATATTCACTTGGGAT